GACGAAGGCGGGATCGGCCGGTATAGCTGGGTCAACGACCTGGAGCTGGAGGACATGGAGGACTACCAGGCCCGCAGGCTGAAGCGCTGCAAGAAGTGCGGCCAGGTATTCAACGCGGACCTGCAGCCCATGGAGCCGACGAAGGACGGAACGCCGCCCGACGAGGAGAAACCGAAGAAGGCCGGCGTCTGCCCTTACTGCGGCAGCAGCTCCTGGGAGGAATCCGAGGAGGACTATGAGGAGCTGGCGCAGGACGCGGTGCGCAGCGACGGGACAACGATCCCGGCCTATAAAGAAGAGATGCTGCCGGCGCTGGACGATATGGGCCTGCCGGCCATGGACCCCTTCACCGGGCGGCCGGCGATGCAGGCGAGCCGCACGCCGACGCGCATCCCGTTCTATAAGCCGAACATCTTCCCGGTGATCCAGCAGAAGAACGTCAGCGTCTACGGTCGCTTTTCAGGCGACAGCGACGTGGACAAGATCGAGGACCAGCAGAACACGACAAACCGCCTGTCGAAGAAGATCATCGACAAGCTCCTGGCTTCCGGATCGTATATCACGCTGCCGGACGACGCCTATATAGAGGTCAGCGCGGAGGACATGAAGGTCATCCGGCCCGGAGATCCTGCGAAGAAGGCGCTGATCGACGTCTACGACCTGCAGGGGAATACCTCTGAGGATATGCAGTATCTGCAGCAGGTCTACGAGGAGGCACGGCAGGTCATCGGTATCACCGACAGCTTCCAGGGCCGCAGAGACGCGACGGCGACGTCAGGCAAGGCGAAGGAATTCGCAGCGGCGCAGAGTGCCGGCCGGCTGGAGTCGAAGCGCCGGATGAAGGACGCGGCCTACGCGGCGATCTTTGAGGCGATGTTCAAATTCAAGCTGGCCTATGCCGACGAGCCGCGGCCGGTCGTCTCTCAGGACATCCACGGGCAGAACGTCTACGCGCAGTTCAACCGGTGGGACTTTCTGGAGCAGGACGCGGCGGGTGAGTGGTACTGGAACGATCAGTTCCTCTTCTCCTGCGATACCTCCGCAACGCTGGCGAGCAACCGGGAGGCGATGTGGCAGGAGACGCGTCTGAACTTCCAGTCCGGTGCCTTCGGAGATCCGGGAGACGTCAACACGCTGATCCTCTTCTGGACGAAGATGAGCCTGCTGCACTATCCAGGCGCGGAGGACACCGTCGACTTCCTGAAGGAACAGCAGCAGCAACAGCAACAGATGCAACAGCAGCAGATGCAGCAGCAACAGCAGATGCAGCAGATGCAAGCACAGCAGCAGCAACAGATGCAGCAGCAGCAGATGCAGGCACAGCAGGCGCAGCAGCAGCGGCAGGCTGATCTGCAGAACCGGAAGCTGGATATCGAGCAGATGAAGGCGCAGATGCAGGCACAGCAGGCGGCACGCCGGGATCAAATGAATGCAATGCGGAATGCAAACCGCTTCGCAGGACTCTGAAGAAAGGAGGAGGAAAACATGGCCGAACAGTACAACGTTTCCAACAGCGGCGCCCAGGTGGTCAAGGCGATCAAGAGCCAGAACATCAAGAAGGGCAAAGCGGTCGTGAAGACCGGCACCGACCTCCGCACCGGCAAGAAGTAATTGCCGGGATCTTTTCGCAGGAACAGCGTAAAAATCCAGAAAGGAAAACCCCATGAACGAAATCGACTACGGCAGCGTATTCGGCGTTGAGGCCACCGACGGCGTAAACGAGTCTGCACCCGCCGAGCAGACCACAGCGGAAGCCACTACCACCGAAGAACCTGCAGGCGAAAAAGAGATTGCCCCCGCCAAGCAGTCCGCAGAGGAAAATTCGAAGTATGCCGCAGCCAGAAGAAAGGCCGAGCAGGAGCGGGACGCCGCCATCGCGCAGGCCAGGGCCGAGGCTCAGCGTTCGATAGACGATTCGATCCGAGCTCTGAATATCGAAAACCCGTACACCGGGCGCACGATTCAGAGTAAAGCAGAATACGACGCGTATCAGCGGCAGCTCGCCGCAGAGAAGCGCACTCAGGTCGCCGAGTCCGCCGGAATGAGCGAGCAGGAGTTCAACTCCTTTGTCTCCAACCTGCCGGAGGTCCGCGAGTATAAGCAGGCTGCGGAAGCTGCGCGTCAGCAGCAGCAGCGCATGGTGCTGGACGAGCAGATCCAGGAGATCGCCAAGCTCGATCCGAGCATCAGCACCGTGCAGGACCTGATGCAGCGGCCTGAGTATCAGCAAGTTTACAACCTCGTCCGTAAAGGGAACAGCATCGTGGACGCGTACAAGCTGGTCTATTTTGATAAGCTCACAGCGAACGCCTCCACCGCGGCGAAGCAGGCCGCGCTCAATTCCGCCAACAGCAAGGAGCACCTCACGGCCACCACGGCCCGAGGCGCAGGCTCCCTGACTGTGCCGGCCGACGTGAAGGCGATGTACAAATCCATGATGCCCGACGTGACGGACGCGGAGATCCAGGAACACTACAACAAGTTCCATCAACGAAATTGAAAGGAGTAAATCACTATGGCTTTCATTCCCTATTCCTACGACGACGGCCAGCCTCGCCCTTGGGAGTATATCCCCTGCGATGACATCACTGTCACCGTAGGCACCGCACTTTATCAGTCCTCCGGCCTGCTCGTGAAGGCGACCGGCACCACCAAGCCCACCTATATCGCCATGGCCGACGCGACCATCGGCACGGAGGGAGATCCGCTCCCCGTGATCCGCGTCGACAGCGGCATCATCTTTGAGACCACCAACCAGGCGAGCTTTTCCAGCGCGAAGGTCGGCACCAAGGTCACGATCCATACCGACGCCCTGCAGGTCACGGCGACCACGTCCAGCGGCGTCGCCGAGATCATCGACTTCGACGACGTGGCCGCGGCCGGCACCGGCGGCAAGGTCCTTGTGAGATTCTGAGAGAGGAGGTAACGAATAATGGCTCATATCATTTTCTCTGAGGGCAGCAACCTTCAGAACACCATCTACGGCAAGAGCCAGGAGCCCATCAAGATGTTCCTGGAGAAGCGGGCTGAGAGCTTTGAGCAGCAGTCCATCATGAAGGAGATCTTCTCCATGCAGTCCAGCACCCACTGGGCCGAGAAGTTCACCAGCATGACCGCCATGGAGGGCTTCAAGCCCGTGGGCGAGAACGGCGCCTATCCGACCGACGGCATGCAGGAGAGCTACAGCAAGACCCTGGAGAACGTCACCTGGAAGAACTCCTTCGCAATCTCTCGTGAGATCATCGACGACAGCAACATGATCGACCTGCGCCAGAAGCCTCAGGCCTTCATCACCGGCTATTACCGCACGCGCGAGCGCTTCGCCGCCTGCCTGATGGGCGGCGCGATCACCGCCACCGCCGCGCCCAAGTTCGAGGGCGAGAAGTTCTCCACGCTCGGCGCGGACGGCGTCGGCCTCTTCGCGACCAACCATCCCAGGAAGATCAAGAGCGGCACGCAGTCCAACAAGTTCGCGGACGCCTTCTCCGTCGCTGCGCTCGGCGCTGCCGAGACCGCGATGCAGAGCTTCACCGGCGACCTCGGCGAGGTCCTTGACGTATCTCCCGATACGATCATCATCCCGAACCTCTACGCTCTGAAGAACGACGTGTTCTCCGCCATCGGCGCGGACAAGAGCCCGGAGACCGCGAACAACGCGTTCAACTATCAGTACGGCCGCTGGAACATCATCGTGTGGCCGTATCTGAACGAGTTCATCACCAGCGGCACCGCGCCCTGGATTCTCATGGACAGCCGCTACAACAAGGACTATGGCTCTGCCATTTGGCTCGACCGCGTGAAGCTGGAGGTCGAAAGCAAGATCGCCGAGAACGACGCCAACGTCTGGAAGGGCTACGCCCGCTTCACCGCCGGCTTCAATGACTGGCGTGCATTCGCCGTCGGCGGCATCTCCGGCGCGACGGCTCTCATCTCCTGATCGGAGGTGGGACCATGGATTACACCAAACTTACAAACCTGAAGCTCACCGGGCTTCTGGACAGCCTGCTGAAGGGTGTGGCGATCACCAAGAGCGCCAACTATTCCCTGGCTGAGAGTGAGAAGGCCTTCTATATCGGCATCACGCTCTCCGCCGCCAGCAAGACCGTAACGCTCGGCCTGCCCGACGGCGCGGTCGCCATCGTCGTGAACGAGGGCGGCACCAACGCCTTCACGCTGAAGAACGTCAGCGGCGACAGCGGCACCAGCATCGCGGCCGGCAAGGCGTACCTGGTCCGGGCAAGCACCACCGCCAACGGCAGCAAGCTCACGCTGCTGAACGACGGCACCGCCTGATCCGAAGGGGAGGGGATTTCCCCTCCCCGCATTTTATAAGGGGGCAAGATATGACCCTTCAGACACTATTTGATTATATCGACGAGATCAAGCCCAACGCCTTTTCCAACGACACCAAGACCGTCTGGCTGAACGAGGTCGAGGGCATGGTGCAGACCGAGGCGTTCCTGCTCAGCGAGAAGGAGATCGTCGAGTACCACTATTCCGCCTCCGTCAGCACGCCGGTCACGTTCCCGGACGGGCACACGCTTGGCATTGCGGACAAGAGCGTGCTGCGGCAGTTCCGGCCGGGCGGGAAGCTCACATTCTCACCTGGATCTCCGTATACTGGCAACGCGAAGACGGACATCGTGATCCAGGGCGTGAACGCCGACGGGCTGCTTTTCCCCGCCGGCAGTTTCGCGACGACCGGCGGCACCGCCGTCACCACGACGCTGAGCTACGACGGCAGCAGCTCCGAGCTGCTCGTCGAGCCGCCGCACAGCAAGCTCTATGCCGAGTATATCCTGGCGCGGATCGACTACGCCAACGGTGAATATGATAAATACGAGAACAGCATGCAGATGTTCAATGCATTCTGGGGCGAGTTCATGCGCTGGTTTGCGCGGACGCACTGCCCCGCCGGGAGGAGACAGTAAATGGGATACGATCAGTATATCAGGGGACCTGCGCCGTCCGGGCTGCCGTGGGAGGGCTATTACTACAGCGCCTACGGCATCGCCGTGAAGCACGGCTTTCAGGGGACCGAGGAGGAATGGCTGGAGTCGCTGCGCGGGCCGAACAGCATCTCCGAAACGACGAGG